AAATTTACCACCATTTACTACTTTTATACTACCATTTACATCAAGTTTTTCAGTAGGAGAAGTTGTTCCAATTCCAAATCTATTATTTGTATTATCCCAAAATAATTGTGAGTTATTTTGAGCTAATGTTGTACCATTTGAAAATATAACACTTCCTGATGTAAAACTACCTCCAAATAAATCCGCCCTTACATTTGAAATCGAACGCTGTTGTATCAAATTACTCGCTCCAATCACAGCAAATTGCGATAGAGTTGTTCCAAGTGTAGATATAGTAGGTAGTTGTAACCCTCCACTCACAAATTTTGCAACCTGTGTGTTATTGCGGATAATAGGTAAATCATAATTATCAATAGTTCCGATTGACTTTTCAGAGCCTACTGTGTTACCGCCTAATTGCCAACTGTTTTCAACACTTGCAACCGTAAACGATGCTAATGTTGTAGGTATTTTTACCTCTACGTTTTTATCAAGACCCTCATTGCTAATTTTTGAGTAGAAAAGACCAGTGTTATTATACCAACGTTGTTCACCAAAATACTTGTTTATAGAATCATAATTACCAAACTCAATATCTACTGTTTTTCTGCCAATTTTTATAGGCTTTTCACTTCCAAAAGTTACATCAATTTGTGAGTTGATTTGATTAATTATACTCGGATTAGTACCACCTTTAATATCAAGCGTATCAAACTTAATTTTCCTATTTACATCAACTGCGTTTTTAGTAAGTGTTCTAATTATACCATTTTCAATTGATTCCCCAATTGTTAAACTATATTCGTAAGGCTTTAAAATATCCCTACTAAATCCAATAATTTCAATTCGATTATTGATATTTAATTCAGAATCAATAATTTCGATTGTATCGCCAACTTCAAAAATATTTAGACCTACCGAATTAGATTTTAAGTAATTACTATCAATATTTAACGAATATTGAACAATAGGGTTTTTGTTTTTATCTAAAAACTCATTTGCTTTAGCTTCTAATTCAGCTTCTGCCGCACTAACATAAGTGGATGGCATAACGACATCCACAATAACATATTTATCACCTACACCAATAAAAAATGCAGATTCAGTAGTTGAAGGTAATTCCAAACCCTTATTATCATTAATAGGCTTGATAATAAAAGTCTTTGTAGAATGAGTATATTGTTCGATTTCAAATTCATAGCCAGCTAAATTGCCAGTATTGAAATGTATTTTTGCAGGAACACCACTAATTAACCATTTAGTATTATTGCTTCCATCTACCTCATTCAAATCAAAGTCCATTGATGAATCAATAAACTTATAACGGTTATTTGTGTCTATTGTAGAAACTGTACCAACTCTATGAGGATATACGTCTTCAAATATTACTGACCCTTCAAATGTGCCAAATGCTGTTACAGAATCATTTACAGATAAAACTGGTTCTGAAATTGCCAATCCAAGTCTTAAACGTGGCGAATAGTTCTTATAATCAGCAGGGATATTTTTAGTAGAACCATAAACATAAAGTGTATTTATTATATTTTTTGAATCTACTTTCTCACGTGTAAGTTGATATAAACCTTTGCCTTTCCCGTACTTAAAAGTATAGTTTAAGTCAGTCCCACTACTCTTTATATCAATAATTATCTTATTTGTAGATTCTCTCAATACAAAATGATAATTATATTCTTGGCAAATTCTTTGAAGAACGGTTAAACAGTTTTCATTGCTAAATTGAAGTGTTTTAGTATCTGTTCCAGTTGGAACTGTGCCTAATTCCCATACACCAGTTCCAAATACACGATTTGCATTATTGATAATCAAATCTAAAAACATTTGAATATCACCAACTAATGAAAATTCGCTATTTGTACTTACTGCTAATACATCCTCATTCCTATATGCACATCTAATAAGGTCATATTGCAAACCTTCAAAAACTAAATCATATTGGTATTGATTTTCTGATATTTTTGTAACACGTGGTAATTGATTTATTTTGTAAGTATTACCATCAAAAGGCTTTATTTTATCGCCTATTTCAAAATTTCTTGTAAATGCCGATTCAACAGTAATATTAATAACATCTTCCCCAAGTAAAGCCTTTTTTTGCTCTGCTTTGGTTATTACAGAAACCGTGCTATTTTGAAATATTGGTTCTGTTGAGCCGTTTTTCTTTGTTATTAATATCTGCTCCATACAACTTCTGCATTAGTCGAGAAATTAGAAATTTCCTCAATAACTCCTGCCAATAAAATATAGTAAGTACTTGATGATGCGTATGTTTTTGTTTTAGTTACATTAGTACCATAAACATCTTTTGTAGATGTGCCATCGCCCCAATAAATATCAATTGCGTTTGAACTTGTAAGCGTTATACTTGGTGCTGTGCCTGTAAATTTTAACAAGCGTTTAACTGGTGTAGGCTCTTCAAATTTTAATTTGAAAGTTCCTATCATTGTTGAATCGCTCCATTTTTTTTCAAATGCTACGCCATCAGGTAGATAAACATTGTAAATAAGTGGCTTTGTAGAAATACTTAATTCAAGCCTTCGTAATTCAGGCTTTTGAATAGCCTTGATAAATGTATTTATCTTTGTAAGAAAATCAAACTTACTTGATGCCTTGATACCACAATCTAATTCTATAATTCTTGAATTATATCGAGGTGCTGTCAAATCAACTACTTTCCCATGCTCACCAAACCACTCTTTTGTTTGTGGTTCTTTTATGCTTAAAGCATCAATAATGCCAGTAGAAGCCGAAACTCTAATGCCATACTCTTTTAAATCAACTCCATCTATTTTATAAATCAAGTTGCTTTCAGTTCCGCTAATTTCTGTTAGTATTTGCTCTGGCATTTCTTACATTCAGTCATTATTGAATGTAAAGTAATTCATTTAATCATTATTCATTTGTCGTTTGTCGGTAATTGTGTAAATCTGTCGGTAAAAAAATAGGGGAGTGTTGCTCCCCTGAAACTAACTTACTGATACATTATTAAAGACTCGATTAATCCCATCAATGCCTTTTTGATATACAACAGTTTTGAAATTTACATGAACTGTGCCATCAGGTTTATGAAATTTTGATTCTACAAGCCTAAACCATCCATCATTTATCCATTTTTGATATGGAACGTTGTTCTCCATTAAAATCTTTTTCTTTCTCAAAAATTCAAACAATTTGTTTCGACCAATAGGCAAGTTCAAAACCTTTGCAACTGTATTCATATCGCAAACATCCTCCGACTGAACAACAGCGTCATAAAATTGAGCTTTTGGTTTTAGTTCATTGTTTTCGAGTAAAAGTTTTTCTTTTTCTTCTTCCGCTTGTAATATCATCAAGGCAAGTTCTTTTCTTGAAAGAGCAAGTGCATTAGATGCGTGTGCTTGTTGTGCCTTACGATATTCAGAAAAAGACTTTACTAATTTGGCTTTAAAAGCAATTACAGTTTCAGTATTTCGTGAAAGTGTGCCAACAAATATTGCTTGCTCTTCATTCAAATATACAATAGTAGTTTCATTTTTTGCACCTACTGAATTTATTACAGTCTCCGTTTTAAACGGCAACTGTCCAAAGTTACTCTCAATGCTACTTTGATACTTACGTATTGTTTCAATTAGATTCTTATGCTGAATACCTAATTCATTAGCTATGATACGAGAATCAACAACCTCAATATCATTTAATTTGGTGATTTCTATTAATTCGTTCATATTATTTGTAATTAAAAACATTAGAAGATAGTAAAAAACTTTCAATTTTCAAATACTTAGTTTTCAAGTATTCGATACGGCATAACTTGGTTTTTGACACCATTTTTTTGCCATGAATCATACTTCCGATAAATAGATTTTAAGAACAATAATACGTGTTCGTAGTTAGGTTGTAGAGCAATCAACATATCAATATGAAAGTTGATATTATTTTCCGAATCGTGGTAATGCACGTAGGCTTTGTTAAACAATTCGATTTCTTGCATTGCCTTGTAAGCAGATAAGGCATTGTCAATGTTGAAATTACCACCGATTTCGTGGCTGGTTCCGTTTACCTTCACATCCTCGTAAGGTAACGGTTGTAGTTTTACTTGATTTGACATACTTGTTATTGAGCATTTAGTTGTGTGCAACAAAAAACGGTGTCGCACTTTCCGTATTGCTCAACCTCAACAGGCAATGGTGTTCAAACCATTATACGATAGTAACGACACCGTTATAGGTATCAAATAATAAATGTAGGCACAAAAAAAAGCCTAAATAATGATTAGGCATCTCTGCCTGTTGAAATTGAGCATCACAAAGTTAGTAATTAACTTATTCGATGCAAACAATTTCATTAAAAACTTATACATTCAATTTTAAATGAATATAAGTAATGATTTGTTAAAAACAAAATTATTTTTTTCATTTCATGGATTTGTTAAAGGGTTATGATGTTTAATTTCTTTCGACTTCTCTTGAATTTCTACAACTTCATCATGTGTCATTCCGTTTTTCTTTGCAAGAAATTCCAAAAATTTTGTTTGCTTAAAAACCTCTTGATTAATTTCAATTGCTTTTGATGCCTTGCTGATAATATTATACATTATTGCAGTTGTAATAAATAACCATACTCCAAGAGCAAATAATAATAAAAACCAATAAGTGGCTAAAAAATCTGACTGTGTTTCCATAGTTTTACGAATTAAAGTAGTGATAAAATGCTAAAATGATTAAAATAAGGTAAATTAATAGTTGAATACGTGTAAACCACGTAGCAATAGGAGTAAAGGGGTGTTCTTTCTCGTCCCAATTGTGGTATTCTTCAAGTTCTTCTTGTTTTTGCATGGTTTTTTTTCTGCGAATAAACAAAAAAGCTACTAAATATCAAACTTAGTAGCTTTTTTATATTTTAGCCCAATCCTGCTGCCCTCAATCCATCATTTGCCTTTATCTTATCATCAATACTTTTTAAATGCTGCCTAATATACCCTGAATTGTTGGCTATTGTAGTTAAATGCAAAAGTTGTTCTCGATTGACTTGCAAGTTTGTAGCTTGTGTTATTCTTATAGCATTCATTTGTCCACTTATCAAACCTGCTGTTTCTTCGGTAATACCTTTTACAGCACCAGTTAGGGAATTTCCCGATTTGCCTCCTGTGGTACTTTTAAAAATATCCAATCCTGCTTTTTCTGCTTCTGCTTTTGCATCCGATAATCCTTTCGTAAATACCTCAACCAATTGCGGATAATCTTTGTAGAACTTCATTAAGTCATCTGTCAAGGTTTTATCTCCTCCGAGTGCAAATGAAGCCTCAAAATCTTTTTGTAACTTATCAAAAGCATCTCTAAATACAGCAGAAAACAACATATTAGAAACTATGTTTTCAAGAACATTTGAAACGGTATTCCCAAACGCATCAGCAGCACTCGTGCCGTCTTTAAATGCAGTAACTAAGGCATTTCTTAGGTCATTACCTATCTGACCTGTTAAATCAAGCATAGTCGATTGAAATTGCTCTTGTGCTACTTTATATTGTTCAACCCAATCAATAGTGCTTTCTACCATTTGCTTTGTTGCATCATCAAACAAATTAGCAGCAAGTAAACTCTTAGCCAGTGAAACATTAAAAGAATCAACACCTTGCTTTGACTTGTCAATTAAATCTGGGTATTTTTCAAATACTGATACTAAAATATCTTTTGTTTCAAGTGAATCAGCAGGATTTTTTAGCAATGGGCCAAAGAAGAATGATTGTAAATATTTGCCTAAATTTACTCCTGTTTTAGTTCCATCTTTAACTTGACCTTTCTTTTCAAGTTCAGTAAGACTTTTGTTGAATTTTTCTAATGCGTCAGCTTGTGCTTTTATAGCATCTTGTGCTAATCCTTTGTAATCAGTAACATAATAAGAAGTAGCTTTGCTTTTTAATCTTATTTCTTCATTAAGTAATTTATTATATTCAAGTTGTTGCGATTTAATTGAATTGTAATACTCTTTTTCTGCATCTTTGCCTGTTTTTAGTGCTTGATTAGTCTTGTTAATCGTATCAACTACAATCTTAGCAGCAGATTGAACACCAAGCATTGCCATCTCAAATTTAGCGGCTGAAATCGCAGAAGCATCACCACTCTTTTTTGCTTGCTCTAAAAGATTATTTAAAGTATTATACTGTTTTACAAGATTTTGGGCTGACGATAATCCTTCTGCAATTGATTTAAAAAAACTACCTGCTTTAACATTTAAGCCAAAAAAACTATCATCTAATCCACTCAAAATATTTGCCAACTCATAAAATCCTGAAATTTGAGAATCAATAAGTTGGTTCTGATAACTGATTAGGTCTTTTAAATAGTCTTTATAAGCCTTTGTATTTGATAATCCAGCCTTTTCTAATTCTGATAAAATATCTTTTAATTGCTCAATTCTTTTTTTGTTTACTTGTGATTCCGTGCCAATTATTGTATCATTTAGCTCTTTAAATCCTTCTGACTTTTTAAAAAACTCATCAAGTTTTAAATCTTTTAGGGCTTTAGCTTCCTCTTTGTTAATTGCATCTAAAGCATCTAAATAAATTTTACTTTTCTTATTTGAATATTGCTTGTCAAGTTCTAATCTTAATTCATCATAATATTTTTGAGTAGTAATAACTTTTTGTTCGTGTACATTTGCTTCAATAAAAAAATCTTTGAGCAATTGTTGTCGTTTCTTTTCAGCTTCAACAATTTGTTCAGCAATAAATTTAGTTTTTTCTAAGTCTTTTCCGCCTAATTTATCCTGTTCATTTTGTAAAATAATTAAGTATTCGGTTAATGTATCAACACTGTCTTGTGCCTCAATAATCTTTTGTTTATAAATATCAAGGCTATTAGTATCAATATCTAACGCTACTTGTGCCTTAATAAGATTATTTTTATCATCAACAGTAGCAGTGCCTGTATTTACTTTTGATTGAAGTTTGTTTATCTCATTTTCAAGATATTTTTTATAACTATCTCCACTTGCAACAAGTTTAGAAAATTGCTTATCAGATGCTTCTTTTCCGTAAGTTAAAACCCATTTTTGATACAAATCATATTGCGTTTTTTTATACTCAATTTCTTCATCAAAACTACGAACTATCAAAGATTTCCTAATCTTTTCAGCTTCTAATTCGGCTTTAATCTTAATATCATTTTGAGCCTTAATTTTATCTAAATTTGATGCAGGTGTTTTACCAATTATTTCCTCTGCTTTCTTAGCTACTTGCTCCCAATATTTCAATGAGCCATACGGAAATATTTCTTTATTACTTGATGTATTAGTTTTAGGGTTTAAATCTTTGTATAGTTTATCTAACTTTTTATAGTCAGCAGATGATTTATCAAGGTCTTTTTTCCTTTCCTCAACCTTTTTAGATAGTGCATCAATCTGATTTTCAGTTTTCGCTTGTGATTTAAGTAACAATAAATTACCTGCATCATTAGCTTCTGCTAATAATTCAGCAAATGATTTTTGAGCTTTCGGATTTTTAATTTCTAATTGTTTACTTACACTTGCAATTCGGTTTTCAAGTTCTTTATAAGCAGGGCTTAATTTGTCTTTAATAGCATTTTTCTGCATTTCAAGACTTTTAATTTGATTCTGCAGATATTCTCTTGAATCAGTATTATAAATCTTTTCAGTCTGTTGTTTAATGTCAATAACAGTGTTCAAAGTTTGCGTAAATACTGCTTGTGCCTTATCAATATCTTGTTTAGCCTTAGCCAAATCCATTGCTTTTCCAACACCACCTCCACGAGCATCTAAACCAGTAGGAACATTTACTTTTTGCTTTGATATTTGATTATATTTTTCTTTAGCTTTAACTAAATCTTCCTCTGCTTGAACTTGTTGTTCAATAGCTGTTTTTAACTTTTCTTGATTTGCTTCAAGCCTTATTTTTTTCTCCAAAGAAATCAAATATTCATTTGTCGCCTTCGTCAAATCTGCCGTTTTAGCGGCTTGAAAATCTAAACCTTTAAGAATATCAGGGTTTATAGTTTTAAGTTTATTGTAGGCATCTAAACGAACCGATTCCGCAACGTTCTGATTCTTTAATACACTAACTAAACTTTCAACTTCTGCACGTTCTTTTCTTATATTAGTTTCAAACTGTTTATTTGCATCTGCAAGTAATTCTGTGGTGGTTACAATTTTCTTTGTTTCATCAGAATAAACATACAAATAAGAAACCAATGCAGCCAATGCCCCTAATGCAATGGCATAAGGATTAGCCTTAGTAGTTAAATTGAACAATGCCTGGGCATCAGCAGCAGTTTTAATTGAACGAGCCAAAGAAAACCATGCTGAAATAGCGGCACTCATTGTAGATGCTGATTGTAAAGCTGTTGTTACAATAATAGCTGCTTTATAAGTGCCATAGGTAGCTACAATTACCTTTAAAATATCTAAAATATCCTCATAATTATTCACTACTTCTGTTGCACCAATAATTGTAGATGCAATTAAACCTTCTTGACTTTTCCCAATACCGTTAAACGCTCTATCAATAGCATCTTGAAAGTTTGAAAGTAATCCAGTAAGTGATTTAGATGTTTTTTCAGTTAATCCTTCAAATATCCCACCTGCTGATGTCATATTTTTAAATGCTTGCTCAACCTCCTTAAATCCTACTTTGCCAGCCTCAACAAATGCCGCAACTTCTGCACTGTTTATTTTTAAAACCTTAGCTAATTCTTCATAAATCGGAATACCTCTTGCAGCAAATTGTTTAATATCCACAGAATAAGCACGTCCTTGTGTACGAAGCGTGCCATACAAATAAATCAAATCGCCAATTGGAGCAGAAACACCAGCCGAAACATCACCAAGTATTTTTATTTCATCAATAACAGTCTTAACACTTCCACCATAAGCAAGCAATTGTTTTGCACCTGTGGCTACATCAGTAAGCGTAAATGGTGTTTTAGCAGCAAATTGTGTAATATCAGCAAGTAATTTATCAGCTTGTGCCTTGCTTTTCAACATTGTAGTAAAAGCTATTTCAAGATTCTGAAATTCACCTCTAACTTTTACAATTTGATTTGGCAATTGAGAAAGTTGAGTAAACGCAAACGCTCCAGCAGCTACTTTACTAATATTTGAAAAAGCATCATTTATTTTTTTAGTTTCCGAAACCGTTTTACCAGTAAACCCTATTATTCTTCTTTCTAAATCTGCAATAGACTTATCAAAATCAGTTTTTTTCAATACTGCTTCAAAATCAAGAGCGTTATTTCCGTTCATTATGCCAAAGAGTTTAAATATTCAAGAAATTCATGTTTATTGTCATCTGTCAATTTTTTAGGTACTTTTTTATTTTCATTACCATCATTGTCAGAATCAAAATTATACTTAGGGGCATCCGCCATCATTCGCTGAACAATACCCCATCTAATACCCCATAAAAGATATTTATATGTCCAATGAAAATGACTACATATAGCACCACGTGAGCCAAACGGACTACTTAAACCGCTTGTTTTTTCTCTATCAGATTCGGTGCTGTCGTCCTTATTATTGACATCAATCTGATAGAGTTTGTAAAATCCCCGTAATTATTGATTTGATTAATTATCAAGGCAATGTTGAATAAATCAGAAGGCTTTAAACGCCATAAAAAATATGAAGCCAATATTTTTGAAAATAACTTTATAAGTATTCGGTTATTCAAAACAGAAATTGCAACAACCAAAGAGCAAATTTTAGCCGTTTTGCTAACTAAAAGTTTAGATTCAGAAAGAGGATTTGCTTTTATTAATTCTTCGTCAAAATTTATTTTTAAAAACAATTCACTTATTAAATCTAATGTGCCTAAAAATGGCTGTTGAATTATAAAATTTCTTTCTTGATTCTTTGAAAGATATTTTAATAAACTTTGTTTTTTTACCTTAAATTGAACGCCTTTTTCAATAAGAATACGAGATTCATTTATTTCAGCTTGTAAAGCATCAAATTGTTCTTCATTTGTCATGTTGATACAAAAAAAGCCCCGACTAAGGGGCTTCTCGGGTAAAATTTGAGATTCAAAATATTATACTACTGTTGCACTTAATTTATTAGTACCTGACTTAGTAGGCTGCAATACTGTACAAACAACTTCAACTTTTAGAGTGTCATTTTTTGTAAATGTTCCACTAAATTTGGCTTTGATTGAAACACGAGGGAAAGTAAGAACAAGCCCTTTTGTTGGGGTTACTTTTAACGATTTCTCAATAGTTGGTGTAGAGTCAGGAGCAGCCCAAACTTCATTTGGAGAAGTACCAGTAACCGACCCACCAAAAACAGTTGATAATTGAGTTAAATCAGGTGAAGCCAAAGAAAAATTAAATGACATTTTCCCGTCTGTTGTAATTGATTCAATTGGTGCAGAAACTTCTTCGGCATAAATATCAGTTGTTGTGCCATCTTCTGTTACAAGCGTAGCAGTATTTTCAGCAGTATAACCAATTGTTGCCCATGTTGTTGCTACTCCTCCATCATTTGCAATTGTGCCTATCTCAATTTTAGATAAGCCTAATGTTGTTTTATTTGCCATAATATTTTTATGTTAAATTGCTTTTGAAAATCTAAACTCTATTCTAAAACTTATTCTTGTTTGATTAATTTCAGGCTCATCATAATCAAATTGATTAGATAACCACATTAAAAAATAATCACCATGATGTTCTTCTAAAATATCTTTGGCAATACCAAGTAATTCAGCAACTCGCTTTGAATTTTTTAGTATTTGAACTTTGCCGCCAATATTGAAATTTTGCTTAGGAACATAAATATTAACGTTTGCAACTCCAAGCTGTAAAGTGCCATCACTAATAACTGTCGAACTAATAACTATATCTTCAAGATTAGAATTTAATGGTCTTTCTCCTTTGTATATTCCGCCATTAATAGCTGTTTTTAATACTGACCCATTTATTAATTCAAACAAAATATCATCTTGGTCTGCCGTTGTCTTCATGCTCTCATTTTATAGATTCCTTGCTCTAACTGATTAATCATTTTAGGCAATTCTTTCTTAGCAAATATTTCTGAACTACTTAAAACATCCCTTGACCTTGATTCAACTGCTGCTGCGTATTTCATACCAGCCACTACTATTAAAACAAAATCATTGGGGTAGTTTTGTGCTAATTTTAATGCAAATTGTTTGCCTGTATTAACACCATTATTATTCTCATCTTTAACTGCTGATTGAAAGTTTTCTGAAACTATCACACCATTAGCAAGTAAAACATACCCAATACTACTCCTTAAATTGCCTGTTTGGTCTATATAATTACCATTTTCACGAGCCACTTTAACGCACATCTCACCAAGTGTCTTTAAGTTTTGAATAATTGCCTTTTCAATATTCTTAACTTTTCGAGCAATTTTTTTTCTGACATCATCAAAATTGAATTTAGGTTGTATCATAGCCAAATTTGCGTGTGAAGTTGTTTCTTTTCTGAGTATATGACAATACCACTTAATCGAACTGAATCATCTTCATTTACAACTTTTATTTTATCACCTGAAACCAAAGAATTAACACCTTTTGGGCATTGTATCAAATGTGTTGCAGTAAGATAATTACTTTCACTAACTGAAATTCTCCTTTGATTTGCGTCCTCGTTTCGACACTTACAAATAGTTATCCATGTTTCACCACCAACTACTTCAAAATCTCCTTTACTATTTTGAATAGAATTTGATATTGATAGTTTTTTTAGCGTATATGGATACTGTTTTACCATCTATTTGATGCGTTATGTACTTTTGGTTGTTTAATTAGTTTATTTTCTAAACCTAAATCACTACACAAAAGATTATAATAACTAACTAATGAATTTGAATCGTATTTGACTGAATATCCACCCTCTGAAATAGAAGGTTTTACAAGCAATTCTGGGATAATTGAATACAATAACTTTTTTGCTTTTGTTGTTTCGTAATCATCACTTTCGTTTAATGAATTATCAATAAACAAAGCAGTCAGTTCGTTGCTCGATAACTCGATACCGAACTGACCTAACTTTGATTGTATGAACGATGATAACGTCATATTATGAGAAAACAGCAGTAAGAATATGGCAAGAATCAATGGCTTCAAACGCAGGGAACGCATTAAGTTCAACTTTTGTCCATTCACCAAATGGCTCATTTTCAGACCATTTTGAAATCAATGCACGGTTATATGTAGCATAAGATACATTATCAACTGGTCGCATTTGTTCAATTGCAATAGCGTTTTTGATTGTACCTAAATTACCACTTGGAATAAACGAAGCATTATTTGCGTTGAATGGTTTAATTGTTGAAATAACACCATCTTTTTCTACGCCAATTGTAGCATCAACAATTTCAATAACTGGCAATCTGTTGGCTTGCATATACTCGTTAATTCTATCAAGCGTAGTTATTGCGGTAGGATTATACCCATTCCCTAATTTACCAGCATAGAAATATCCTTTCATTGTATCAATTACTTCTGCGGTCTTTTTAAATTTCAACCATAAATCAAAAGAAATTAATATTTTTTCAAAAGCCAAGCCTCTGCTACTTGCATTAACAACAACTGTTTCAATGTCTGTAATTGGAGTTGCTGATGTATTAGCCCACGTAGTTGCTGCCTGTGTTTTATTTGTAGAAGGCATCAATAAATCAATATCAGTAGCCAAAACAAGCCCATCAGGGTTGTTTGTAGTATTTACTGAAATTTTACCTTCTGAAACGGCTTGTAAACAAAGAATATCAAGTCGTTTCATTGCTGAATCGCCAACTTTTTTTGTATCATTGAAAAGATAATCAAGGATAGCATTTTTCTTGATGTTATCATCTACATTTGTTTGATTCAACATCATAAATTCACGAACATCTGTTTCAGACATTTTGAATGCTTCTTTGATTGCAGGAATTTCACCTGATAGTTTTTCTAACTTATCACGTGAACGTAACGGTGTCTGTCCATCTCTACTTACGATAGATGCAGCAGCTTCGATTCTTGAACGTCCGATTGCTTGCACGTAAGTTAATGATTGTTGTGGTGGGGCAAAACTAAAATAGTTTTGATACCACGTAGGGGCAAATTTATCTTTACTGTTATCAACTACAACTTGTAATCTGTCAGAATATGCCCCAAATAATGATTTAAACTTGCTCATTTTTGTCTAATAATTTTTAGTAAGAGTTTGAGAAAATTATATTTGGCAACTCTGCACGAATTTCTGAAACAACAGAAACTCTTCTTGCATATACTGTACCTCTGATTACAATATCGACACTTTTTTCAAGTTTGATAACTGTATCTTCGTAAAGCAACCCAATTGGTCTAACATAAGCTGCTGCTGATGCTCCAGTGGCTGTTGATAAGAATAAAGCATCACCAACCGCCAACGCAACTGCAAGTGTAGTTCCAACTGTTAATACATCATAAGCTGCATTAGTTTTATCGACAACTGTAATAGCATAGGCTTTACCGCCTTTTACTGCTGCAAGATATTCGCCAACTTTAAAATTATGACCTTTTTCAACCTTTAATTCGGTTGCTGTATTGGTTGCAGCTTCATAAACTTTTGCTGTCTTGATTGCGGTAACTCTACGAGCTGTTTCATTTGCTACTGTTGCACCAATTGGAGTACCAGCTTTTAAAACTTCTCCTTCTGTAAATGCAGCAGTTTCAAGAGTAAATCCACCTTGTGCAGTTTCTAAAACTGTCTGAAAGATTGGTACTCCATATCCCGATGTTTCCTTTTTTAAATACATTAGTTAGTATTTTTTAAATGTTATCAATTATTTTTTGCCCATTCAGAAATTTCACTATCAATTACTGTTTGAGCTGGATTAGAGTTACCTGAAACCATAGGGATATAACTATTTGACTTAGTAGTTTGAACTTTAAACTCTTCTGCAATCGTTGTAATATCTCCTTCCAACTGTAAGAGATATTGATTAAATTGTTCATCATCATTAAAATTCATTCTTGAAAAATTGTTTAGAATGGTATTTTTGATTGATGGAGGAACATTTCCGATTTTTGATTCAACTACTTTAGTTCTATTTTCAAAAGTTTTACCCTGTTCTAAGGCTTCTACTTTTTTCAATAGACTTTGTATCAAATCGTTATTATCAGGTGTTTTGTCGGGTTCGATTGTAGAATTATTTCCGCCCCCTTGTTGTTGTGATTGTGTAGGCTCTTGTTTAGCCTTTTTTAAGGCTGTTGTAACTCGGTTATCAACTTCTCCTTGAAATCCTTTCAGTAAACTTTCGACCCCTGCAATTGAGTTATCTATTTGTTCCTCTTCTGAAATAGTTGGTTCTAAAAAAGCTGCTACACTTTCAAAAGCATTATCGCTAAACCCTAAATGTTTGTATTTAGTTTTTAGTGCTTGAATAATTTTTAATTTCATAGAACGATATATTCACTTATTTTTGAATGTAAAGTAATTGAAATAAAAAATATTTTTTTTAGATTTGCGTAGTAATGTGTGAATTTGCGTAAATCTGTCGGTAAACGAATGGAATTAAATCAAAACAAAAAAATTAACGTTGCCAATGGCAATAAAGCTATTAGAATTAAAGACATTGTAGATATTTTTGATATTTCTACACGTACAGCAGAAAGGCACGTATCAAAAGCAAGGGATTACAATGGTATAAGTAAAAGAGGATTAATGACTTTTGATGATTTTGAAAAATATCGAAAAAACAAAATCAATTAGGTTTTAAATCTCCATCTAATTTCCCATTTGTAAAATTGTCTTTTACAAAGTACGGTTGATTTTTCCAGTTTTTCGACCGTTCTTTATTATCATTTACCCATTTTTTAAAATCTTTTGGGACTTCTTTTACTTCATTTTTTGCTTTAAAACTTTTTGGGAGTGGTTCATCATCTAATATCGACTGCTGTAATTTTTCAAAATCAGAATCATTCATTAATATTGGTGTTTTGTAGCACAAACATTGCGGATGCCATCCTTTGAATAAAAAAGTTTTAGGATATTTGCCTTTTAAATCATCGCAAATATCCCTTACTTTATGCCTATTTGATAGCTTAATTTCAAAACCTACAACGCTTGGGTCATTCTTCCATCTGATATGGTCAGAAGTTCTATAAGCCATATTTATTTCAGTACGTGTAAGCCTTAAAGCGTTTTTATAAGAAGACCTATATACTCCTTGTCCAGCCTTGTATTGTTTTGCTTTCTTTGATAACTGAAGAACACCATAAACATCTCTTACACGTCTAAATAACTTATCAGGTTCTTTTAAATATTTTTTTATTGACGTAGCTAAACTTTTTGCAGGTGTACCATCTGACAGAGCTGCACTTATAGAAAGTTCAATTTCAGCTTTAAATTGTTCGGTTAAATTCCAAACCCTACTTGATAAATCCAAACCACCTTCCACACGTTTTAAAAACTCTTTTAGTGCTTCCGAATTTCTTGAATTGTATTTAGAAAGATTACTTAATTTAGTGTCATTTTTTTGTGAAGCCTTAAACCATTCATCTGTTGAGCCACGTTCAATAATTGACTTTACATTTTGAAAATATTGAAGTATAATTTTATTTACTAATGCTTTTATTGATGGGTAATCATTAAATGAAAAAATTTTTGTAGTATCAACAATGTTTATAGTTGCTGCAATACCTACAAGCCTATTTACTGTCGAATAGTATAAGTTGTCAATTTTTTTAACTGATTCTTCTATTCTTTTTCTATGTTCATTCTCTGATTTTGGGTCTTGTGCCATTTCAAATTACTGTACTTCCAATTGCTTCTTGATTTGCTTGTGTTTCTTCTTTTTGAATCTGTTCCCATTCTGTATCAACATCATTAACTAATCCAGCTAAAGAAATTGATGTTTTTTGAGAAACAAGTGGTTTACCATTATTTGCACTAATTAATAAATCAATATTTGCTTTTTGGTCTTCAATCATGTAAGGAATTATTTCATGTTTGATGTCTATTTTTTGAATAGTTTTTGCAAGTTTAGTATTGATTTGTGCTAAAAACGCCAAAACTACATTAATTCTACGTTGAATATAACTATCAAATATTGTCTTTTTATCCATTACTTTCAAATGAGCATCCATAAATAACATCTTCAAAGCTACACCACTAATTTGATTTAAGTCTTTAAGATTATCAAAAGAAATATCAGGTGTTTGTGTTTGTGAGTAAATAATTTTAAATAAAGTTTCAATTTCAAGTTTTACAGCATCGGTAGCATGATTCCAAGATAAATATTCGGCAGTTGCTCCATTTTCCCCAATTAAAATAGCACCTGATTCACCTTTTTGAGAAAACCCACTTAATCCACCTTGAACAAAAATTTTAGGTGCTGCATGATAATCGTCTGTATCAGCAAAATTTGACAATAAAATTTCTAATCTATCTATTGCACTTTGCACATCGTGCCATTCGGAATTTTCTTGTTTTGCATAAATGACTGGTATTTTTTTTATTAAATTTTCAACTCTTGTAAGTTCTATCCATCCATTATCAGACTTTTGATAATTAACTATTTCTTCATCAGTAAATACATCTAAAAACTCAATACTTTTACCTTCTTCATTTTTTATAACATACTTTCTTGAAAAACAAATTAAATTGCCTGTTGTGTCAAAAATAGGAAACAACAAATCACCATCCCATTCACAAACTTTTACAACTTTTATTCTAAACTTACTGTTAAAACCATATTTTTCATTTGCTTCATCTAATGGCACTAAATACCATATTTCAGCAACTTCTGTACTCTTAAATAGAGCCTTTGCAATTTCACGGTCAAAAGTTTCTATTTTATTGTCTTTCAAAACATTCTTAAAAGAAGAAAGTAATTCAATTTCTGATGTATCAGTAGAATTACAAGTATATTGGACTGGTTTCCCAAAAGTAAAATTTACGGCAGAATTTACAATACGCTTTTGAATAGAAAGACCAATTCTATTAACGCTTTCTTGACGTTCAACTACTCCTTTATCGTCTTTTATTTCTTTGTCTTTACGCTTCGATTTATCAAAAACATCATGCCCATAGACATCAAATTGTTTTTTCAATTTTTCAATTTGATTATCAGCTTTATTTTTAATTAGAATCTTAATTGATTCATCAATATTATCAGTTTTTGTAATATCAATTATTTTCATTTTTAGAATAAGTTACTTATATTTTTTGGTAAACTTGTATTTGATGATAAATCGAAAAATTCACGAATCATTAACATATCCATTAAATCTGGAGAATCTCCATTTAATAAAACTTTCATTTCTTCTTTTGGAATAATACGAAGTTTCCCGTCTGTATCGGTTTTGTATTTTTTTATCGCTTTACGTTCCTCTAAAAATCTTTGTTTAACTGTTTTAGTCTTATCATACATTTTTACTGATGCACGTTCAGAAATCGTGTATTCACCGTTTCTAACAGCCGCACCACTTCGATAAAAGCATTGAGTTTTAAGATTAAAATAATTTTCTTTTATCATTTTTCCGCTTGTGGTGTCTTTTACCTCTTTTGGCTGACTACCTCCGTTAAAAGGCACTGCACCTTGAATAAATCCATCAACAAAACCACCAACACCATCAGCATCAAAACATACTTTATTATTTGGCACTCTATAATCAATTTGAAAACGTTTAATCCGTTCAATTACCTCATTCCCTTTTGATTTATCAACTACATCAATATCTTCTAAACTTTTACCTTCCCAAAAGCCAATAACAAATTTATTTGAGCCTTCAAGGGCAATATCTGCTGTAATATATCTTTCTCCATTACCTTTATTTGAATATGGGTTATTAAACATCCCTAAGAATGAATTATAATCGTAAATATCTTTGTCGTTAGGTATATGCTTCCAATTTCCTTTTAATAACTGCGATTGTGTTTCTTCATCTTGTGAAAGTAGATTAGAAATATAGTTAGGGTCTTTTTCAAGTAACTTTTTATTGTCGTAAACAGACCCTGAAATAAAAGAAAGTGATTTAATAAAGTTTTCTGGTCTAAGATTTGATTTTTCAACCATTTCTTTAAGAAAATACCATGCCTTTTCTTTTACTTCATCAAAAGAATTTCCCCAAATGTAATTACTACCATTTTTAATAAAATATCTAATTTCTCCATCTCTTTCTTGTATTGGATACCCTGTTTCTTGGTCAATCCACCATGAAATCAATGTCGCAACCCAACTATCTGGGTCAGGGTTGCAAGTAGCTCTAACGTATGGTTTTATACCACATGCTGAACGATTACGAGAAATTAAATAAAAGAACTGCCCTTCTGAAAAATGAGTTAATTCATCAAATCCAATAAACGGTATTTGTGAGCCTTGCCATGAAAGTTTATCTTTTTCATATTCCATGTGCGAAAACTTAATTTTGTTTCCATAATCAAAAATCCATTCATTGTTTGATTCTTTAGGTCTTGCTCCAACAAATGGGAAAATCTCCATTGAAGTATCCCATAATCCGCCTTCATTTTTAATTTGCGGTGTTGTGCGTCTAAAAATTACCCCGCCATATCCTTTAACTCTTTTTATATAGTGTAATGGCTCTAATAATAATGAAAAAGTTTTACCAACACCAGCAGCTGAACCCCCAATCACTATATCTGCTGGATTAGATAAAAACTTCATTTGAAAACCGTGTTGCGGTCTAATTACCTGTTGATTCACGACCATTTGATGGCAATTCAAATATTTTTATCTGTTCCCCGTTTGATGTTACATCAGTTTTTTCCATCAATCCCAACTTTCTTGCAATAATATTCGGTTGAAAGAAACCACTTGCAGCACCTTCAAATTGTTGTGTTTCAATTATTTGACGTATGCGTGTTGTGATTGCCAAAAAATCATTGTTTTTCTCATAATTTTGAAAAGTAGAAACAGCAATGTCTATATAATTACAAAGACCTGTCAATGTAAATGGGCGTAACTTACTAACATTTGTTTTTGTAATTATCCCTTGATAATGAAATGCTTGCTCTTCTTCAAGAGGGTTCTCCAAACACCATTTAAAATACTCATCCGCTTGTATTGCTAATTCCTCTGGGGAGTTATAAATCTTATCCCTACCACTTTTAGACCTTAGCATCCAAGTTGAATTACCTTTTAATGCCATATATTTTATTTATACTTTCAAACAAAGTTATTAACAAAATTTATATTCACAAATAAATGAATGTAAAACTAATAAAATTATGTATTTTCAATTATTAAATTATATATTTTACTGGCAAGTGGAGTAATTGAGTAGTAAACACTGTTTTTTGATTCTCCTTTAAAATATTGATTCTTTTTTGAAAGCAATCCAGCCTTAACCATTTTTTTTAAAATTGAAGAAGTATAATTAGGCTTTATTTGCAGGTCTAATGAAATGTCAAAATTTCTTGATTCTTTATTTTTAATAAGATATAAAAAAACAGAAATGCTATTTTTATTTTTTAAGGACAAGAATATATCCTCAAAAATTTGGTGTGAGTTGTTATCTTTCATAGTCAAGGTTAAACTCGAAAGTTATTCTATGAATAATTAACAACCTAAAAAAAATTACTTTTTATTTTAATTTAACCTCAACAAATTTACTTGTCGGTTCGTACAATTGCCCAACGTGTGAACAACAACCTGATTTTCCGTTACGTGGTTTATAAAATTCACATTCTTTGCCACAATGTCCTTTTTCGCATACTTCTTGAAAATGTATGCAAAAGAATAAATCAGTGCCAGTAACTTTTACTGCTTCATAGGCTCTAACATAATCTTCATTACGTTTAATTGCACGTTGTTTAACTTGTTCGATAGTTCCAACAAAAGTGTCATCTAATTCGTCTATGTAAAACTTTTCTTTCGGCATAACAATAAATTATAGTAATAAGTTAGCAAATAAAATTGACAAATCAAAAAAATAGCCCGATAAAATACCGAGCCTTTTTTTACTTTTAAATCCACACAACTTTTATATTTTAAACGTTTTTATCCGTTTTTAACAAATGCTTCATTTAAAAACTTCTGTAAAGTCAAATCCATTATTAAAACAAATATCTTTCATAAATACAGCAACATGATAACGTTGTATATTACCCATAATTTCATATTCTATATCTAATTTTAATAGTTCGGTAAATTCTGACAACTCCATAAAGTTAAACCAACACAAAACATCGTCTTCGCCTTCATTGTTTTTTTGAAGTCTATATTCAATTTTATTTTCTTGAATAAATCTGTAAAGTTCTAAAGCTGTCATAGTTTTATTTTTTTCAAAGCATCAAGCTAATCTACCCCTAAACTAACCTGATGCTTGTGTCCCTTTTGTATAATCAAGATAGTGAATAAAACTGAATTAATCAAGCACTTTTTGAGTAATATTTTGAATCAAAAAGAATTTGATTATCAACACGAGCGTATCTGTGTAATTCATCGAGTGAACGCCACCCTGCTATTGCCATGATAAAACGGTCGTGCGATTTCATACGAAGAAGATGATAAATCATCGAATCCCTTGCATGAGAAAATACATAATTAACATCACTATTAAGTGCCTTTTGCAATGCTGGGCGTAATATTTTAGAAAATGAGGTTATTGATGAATATTTGCCATTCAAAGGCATCATTAATACATTTTTATCAAAATATTCAAACATTCTTACGGCACGAGGTGTAAATATTGAGTTTTGAAATATTTTTGATTTTACTCTAACCTTTTGAAAAGCATAAACTTTTTGTTTTTTCTTGATTGGTATTTGGTCGAAATGAAAAACTTTTTGCATATTTTCAATTTCATAAAAATCTTTCAAATTAATGTTTTCATTTTTCAAATCTGCATAATCAATAAAGTGTAAAGCAAGTTCACGAGCTAATAACCAAGCATTAACGTACCTCCTTTCTACTGAATCATAAAATTGATAAAATTCTATCTTATTAATATCCTCTTCTGGAATATTAAAAGGCTCACTTGGAATGCCTGAAAAAGTTTTATAATTGTTCAAGTAATTAACTTTTACATATCGACAATTAACTGCATAATCCATTATTTGTATTACAAATTTTATAATTTTTGCAGTGTATGAAGTGCTATATTTAGCGTCTAAATACTTTTCTAATCCTTCAATAAATAATAAATCTACATTATGTATTGAAACATATTTTTGTTTTGAATAAGATAGATAATCATTTATTTTTTGCTGGTATTTTTTGTAGTTTCTGAATGTTCCTTTTGTAATCTTATTTTTAATCTTAAAAGGAACAATTTTATCTAAAACTTTTTCTTTATTTTTTTCAATAAAATCATCAATCAAAGATGATAAATTACTAACTTCAATTTTTTTCTTTTGAATTTCGGATGTTTTTGTGTTATAATAAACAAGGTCATGTGCTGTTATTATTTCTTGTTCCTGATTAGAAAGTAAAACATAAGTCGCACGAATGGTATTTACAAATTCGTCAAGCTCCTTTTTTAGCTCAATACTTTTGAATTGAATTTCTTTCGATTTTGCTTTTTTAGGTTCATTAATTGCATCCCATACCGATTTTTCTACATTGTGTTTGTAAGTAAGGGGGGAATAATCAAAGTCTTTAATTTTGATGCAAACTTGAATATGCCCTTGATTTTCATTTTTGCCACGAGAGCGGCGGAAACGATAGGTTACAGAGATAGCTGTCATTTTTCGAATGATTGCAAGTGTTTTCATAGTCTTGTTTTTTTATTTAGTGAAGAAAAAGTTATTGAATTTGATACTAAATAAATATGCAAAACTTATGAATACAACAGTTTAAAGGTTGTTTTATCTTACGGGTTACGTTACTTATTTTTACTTAATACGAAACAGCAAAATGGTATTTTAAAAAGGCAAGGTATTTTGATTAGTGGTATTTCAAAACCTTATTCAGATGTGCTAATAATGAAGATTTGTAGATTTTTTTGAAGTTACTTTGTGATTCCGCTGGGACTCATTTTAAAAATCGTAAATCATTTATTATTAGCCACTTACGAACAAACGTTCGATTTGTGGTAACTGAATAGGTAATTTTACGCTCTATTTTGGTTAATTTTAAAACCTATGAACCTTCTGCTTTTCCACTCAAAATGCTGTTCAACTTCAAGAGCTATTTCCCTGGCTTCATCAGTTACCGACGAAAAAGACTTCATAGTTTCGTCAGGAATGTTACGAATTATTTTTAAATAAGATTGTTTATCAGTTTTCAATTCCTCAATAGTTTGATTCTTATCTTCAATTAACTTATTCGCTTCTTCAAGTTTTTGTTCGAGTTCTTTAATTCTTTTTTCACTCTCATTTTCAGAAACATAAGTAGATTTTAATTGACCTTTTTTATTTTCATAAAAAATATCATTCCAATCAATTCCTTCAAAATTATCCGCAATTGATTCTAAAGCATCAAAAGTAGGATTTACACCATACTTCCAGTTATAAATTCTTGATGCCAAAATTCCAGTCTTTTCAGCAACGCTTGAAATGCCAGGCACTTCTAAGTGATTAATTAATTTCAAAGCTCTTTTTGAAATTTTCTTTTTTGGTTTTTGCTCCAGTGTGTCCATATAATAATTATTTAGTTACAATATTTTGTAATTTACAATTTATTGTATATGTTTGCATTGTTAGTTTGTTGAGTATTACAACATAACGGAACAAATTAAATACTATTTTTTGTAAAATACAAATACTTGTAAATTCTTATGAACAACAGAAAAAAACTTTTTTATGAAGCAAAAGCTTTAGATAATTCATTAACAGCAAAAAAGATTTCGCAAAAACTTAATGAAGAAGGTTTAAAAAGTAGTAAAGATTATACCGACAACATGGTAAATAACTATTTAAGAGGGAAAACAAACGATGATAATATTGAAAATTATTTAAAAAATATTATCAAATCACGTAAAAATACGTATGCTAATGCGTAAAAATACTTATCAATATGAGAAATTCATTTTTACTGCATTTGGACAGTCTATGTATTTTAGATGAAATGACAAATGAACAAGCTGGGGAGTTTATAAAGGCAATTTATCATTATCAATTGCATGGTGAACTCCCTAAACTTGATTTTGCCTTAAAAATGGCTATTGCTCCTTTTATTAATCAGTTTTTGAGAGATAAAGACAAGTATGAGCAAGTAGTCGAAAAAAGGAAGTTAGCAGGTGCTAAAGGCGGTCAGCAAAAACAAGCAAACGTAGCAAATGCTACCATTTGCAAGCAAGACGTAGCAAACGTAGCAGATAATGATAATGTAAGTGTAAGTGATAATGTTAATGATAGTGTAAGTGTAAGTGATAACGTAAAAGTAATTTCTAACGAAATTGAATTAAATGATTTAGTTTTTGAAAATGAAAAATTGAAAAAACAGTTAGAAGAAACAAAAAAAGAAAAAGAAAAAAGTTCCGCTAAAAAAGAAAAAGACAAACGTATTCATGGAGAGCATAATAATGTTTTTTTATCTGACAATGAAGTTCAAACATTAGTCCAAAAATATGGTGTTGATTTTTGCAACGAAGTAGTTGATAAGTTATCAAACTTTTTACTCAATAAAAAAGCGAACTATTATAAATCACATTATGGGGCTATAAATCAATGGGTTGTTGAAGCAGTAAAAAAAGACAGGAATCAAAGAAAAATTCAAGAAAATATAATTACAAAAACAGTACAAAATGGAAATCGTGAAACATCACAAGAGTACCTCAAACGAGTTGGCTCTGGAATTGATAAAATATTTGAATACCGTAGAAGTATCTCAGGCAATATCGTTGCCGATGGAGCGACAGATGACAGTTGTGAGTTTGCAGAATTTAACTTCGCTTGATACAGTTCAAAGCAATACCAAGATTTTTGAATTAAGAAATAAGTATTCTGAACTTCCGCTAAAATTAGCGTGTGCAGTAATTGCTCTATTTAATTCAAGCATAAAAACATCCACCGAGAAAATGAATGAATTGGAAATTTTTGAATCAGCTGAATTATTTACAAATAAATACACCCACGAATCTATATCGGATTTGATGTTATGTTTTAAAATGATAAAAACAGGTGAATTGGGGATTGTATATAATAGGTTTGATACAGTAACTCTTTTTCAATTTTTTGACAAATATTTAAATCATAAATATGATAAATTTGACAAAGAACATGAAGCAGAAAAAGCGAGATTGAATGGTTCGGTTAATACCGTACAACATACAAAAATGTATCAATTAGAACGTGAAGCTGACAAAATAGAAAGAGAGAAGCAGCATAGAGAAGCCATTAGTTTTCAGCAGGTTTATTATCAAAATAAAAATATGTTACAAATCGAAGAATAGCATGAAAACAAGATATTACATAGGCATTGACCCTGATTTAACAAATACAGGCGTTGCAATTTGGGATTCAGAAGAAAAGAAAATTCAAAAGTATTATTCTAATTCATTTTGGGGATTGGTAAAAGATATTTTAGCAGGAGAAAATAAAAATATTACTTACGTTATTGAAGCTGGGTATTTGAATAAAAAAGCCAATTATCATATCAATAAACATACAAAAGATAATGTTTTTGTCCGTGAAACTATTGCTAAAAAAGTAGGTGAAAATCATGCCATTGCTAAGATTTTAGTCGAATTATTTAACGAATATAAACTTACATTCATTGAAAGAAAGCCTTTACATAAGCAAGGAATGAAGCGTGAAGGTGCTTGGACAGTAAATGGCAGAACATTATTCAAAAAAATTACAGGCATCGAATCAAAAATAAATGATGATTGCCGTGATGCAGTATTATTAGTTTTAAATCTTTAAGGAGGTGTTTTATGAAGTAAAAAAAAGTTTTTGGGGTGGGTGCTTAATTTCTGAAAACCGATTATCACAAGAAACAAAAGTACAGCCAAATGCCACCCCACCCGATAGGGTGTATTTAATCATTTAAACCAAAAAATATATGTTTACAGTTATTAATAGAGGGCAGAAAGTAACTATCACAGCACTTGTAACCGAAATACAAGAATCAAAAGATTTTGAATATTTAAAAAAGAAAATGTATTCAGTAAAATCTTTAAATTTTCAAAAAAAATATGCAACTATTTTTGATGATGAAAATTATTTTGATTTACCTTTTTCAAACCTTAAATTTTATCTAAACAATGAACACATCTTATTTTAATACTACAAAAGTTTCAGGAGAAGTTTTAGAGAAATACACTGAAACGGCAGAAGCAGAAAAAACAGTTGTTTTGAGGATTTTTAAAGAAACAAGAATGCCGATGACAACATCAGAAGTTTACGAGTACTGGGAAAATAATAAAAAAACGCCTTTTCATGTAGGTTGTGAAGATTGCCAGCCTTATAAACTTTACAATTTTAGACGTGCTATATCTACACTTGTAAAAATTGGCTGTATTGTAAAAACAAATGTTAGTAAAAAAGGAATGTTTAATCGACCTAACTTTTTGTACTTTGAACCTTCTTCATGCGATAAAACGGAGCTTCAAAAGATTGGTTGTTTAGAATTATTTTAAATAACACAATTTTTTGTAAATTTTAATTACAATATTTTGTAAATTACAATTTATTGTATAACTTTGATTCATCAAACAAGGTAACGAAATGACACGAAAAGAAATGATAGCTGAAATTGAAGAAATGAAAGCTAATGCAAAAATCCAAAGAGAAAAAGAAAACAAAGAATTTCTTGAAGGATTTAGAAAAGGAGTTGCAGAAGGCAAAGTTTTTTCAAATGATGGTGGAGTTACTTATTCGGATAAGGAGTTTGGAGTTTGTTCTTCAATGTTTATCAATATACCTCGAAAATAAAATGGAACAGTATAAAAAATATCTCGAAAACATAGGGCTTACTGACGAACAGAAAAACTATATACAAAACCTTATTGATGTAGTACATACTACAAGTATTCAAGAAGGTAAAATAGCTGGGATGCAAGAAGCCATAAAAGTAGTAAGTAAATAGGTTTCATAGTTTAATAGGTTAGGGTTGAAGTTTTCAATTAAGGGCGGTTTATTGAGCCGCCCACTAATTCACACAAGAAAGATTTACTTTTTCATTGAGGTTAGTGAAACACGTAACAATTAATGGCAGCGTTTGACTGCCCACTTAATTCACACAAGAAAGATAAATTGTTAATTTTTACTTAACTATTTACCGCCAGTCGCTTTGAATTGGCGGTACTTCTTAAAAAAAAGAAACCATTTTCAATTTTTATATATCTAATGTGGTGGGTGAAATTCCCACCGCTTTAAACTTTTAAAACTATGAAAGGATACGACGATAATAAGTTCGATTACGGAAACTTCTCCAGTTTAGGTAAAAAAATAGGGTTTGTTTTAGCAACATTAATTATCCTCATGTATGGCTGCCACATTTTCTCCTAAACAACAACCACCTAATTATGGGTGTTTATTAGCTATTTTATTTAGTGTATTATTTTGGTCTTTTTTCTTTGTAATGATATGGTAATCACAGCAAAAACAATCACTGAATTAATTAAGCAAATGCCTTACAAAGACAAATGCAAAATTTTACAAGCTATACAGAAAGATGTTGAATCTGAAAGAGCAAAAATGATTAAAGAAAATTTTATAATGATTTGTTAATTATGAACAACTCTACCGAAAGACTAATTACATCCATAGGGTTATTTACACTTGGATTTGGCATCACATTTCTTTGCATTGGTCTATATATTATTACTGACCTGCAACTAAAAAACTATAAAATAAGTGTTCCGATTTCGTGCGGATTCCTAATTATGGCTGTTTGCTTTTTGATAATTACTTATCTAATTTATCAAGTAACTGACCCAGAAAAACAAAACCCCGAATAAAGGTTCGGGGCTGTAAAAATTTAACGGTTAAACCTGCATAATGCAGATTAATAATTCAAGATATGAAAAATAATTCACATTTCCAAATCGCTTGGGATATTGCAAAAGCAAATAAAGAAAATATTCAAATTTCAGTAATGCGTAGATTTTTTCTTGCATTAGCTACTATCTCAAAATGTTACTCTGACCTTACACCTACACAGTTTCAAGTAGCTCAACGCAAATTTATAAAAGGAGACCAGCCTTTTAAGTTTTATTACAACCAAGTAAAACAAGCTGCAAACAAAGCAACTGTTTCACTCAACAAACACCAAAAAGTTGTAGAAGAAGTAACTGAACAACTTCCAATAATTCAACAATTTAACGAAGCAGAACTTCTCATTAAAGCCGTTGAATTTAAAGGTATTTTTCCTAAAATTAGTGAAGAAAAAGCTATGAAATTAGCTCAATTTTCACTATCTTCAATGAAGGAACTTAGTAATTTTCACTATCAAAATACGTGCAAATTATTTGCATCAGGACAGTTTGAAACAATTGAAGAGTGTTATCAAAATTCTTTGATTGTAGAGAAAATAATGACCCGTGAAAAGTACAAACATCATAAAGAATACGTTGTCAATAATTTTGGCGAAATTATGATTCAAGAAAAAGGACAACGTGCCAAATTTATTCCAGTCAATCAGATTTTAAACTATAAATTTTCGTAAATGTCAAATCTTACTACAAAAGACTTTTTTGCACAAAAAAATGTACAAGAAAAGTTCGGACAACTACTTGGAAAACGTTCTGCATCATTTATTACGTCTGTTTTACAGATTGTTAATTCAAATGATATGCTACGAAACGCAGACCCACAAAGTGTTTATACTGCTGCCGCTACTGCTGCTACTCTTGATTTACCATTGAATAACTCGCTCGGTTTGGCTTATATAGTGCCTTTTAATGACCGAAAAAGTGGTAAACAATTGGCACAATTTCAATTAGGCTACAAAGCCTACATTCAACTTGCTCAACGTTCTGGACAGTACAAAACAATAAACGTTACAGATGTACGTGAAGATGAAATTGAATATGAGGACTTTTTAAGTGGAGAAATTCAATTCAAATGGCAACCACGTAATGAAAGAATTGAACGGCCAGTTATTGGCTACGTAGCATATATAGAACTTTTAAACGGATTCAGAAAGTCTATATACATGAGTAAAGAAGAACTTGAAAAACATGGCAAAAAGTTTTCCCAAACTTATAAAAAGGGCTTTGGTTTATGGCAAGATGATTTTGATAGCATGGCAAAGAAAACAGTAATAAAAATGCTATTATCAAAATTTGGTATTCTTTCAGTCGATATGCAAACTGCTGTAATTGCAGACCAATCTGTAATAAAAAATAGTGATACACTTGAAGTGCAATATATTGACAATGAGCCAGTAACAGCCGATGAAATTGCACTCGAAAAAGAAATTGAGCGTTGTAAACAATTTATTGATTCAGCCACTACAAAGCAACAATTAAAAGATGTTGAAGGCAGTGTTAATGATTTGGGATTACGTGATTACTATGAAGCAAAACTTTCTCAATTATGATTTTTGATAATTATCAATTTCGATGTTCGGCTCTTGGTAAAATAGTTTCTAAATCAGGAAAATTAACTGACCAAAATAAAACATATTTGAATGATTTGTTTGTAGGAGAAATCTATAAAATACAAAAAGAAATTATTTCAAAATACTTTGAAAAAGGTATTATTTGTGAACAAGACGGTCGTGATTTCCTTCAAAAAATCTTTTACAAAGACCGATTTGTAGCAAAAAATCGTGAGCGTTTTAGAAATGAATTTATCCATGGCGAACCTGACGTAATTATGGAAGATTACGTTTATGACATCAAAAATGCTTACGATTTATTTACGTTTGGGAAGGCTCATTTAACATGGGAATATGAATGGCAAATAAAAGGGTATTTGTACCTTCTCAATCGAGAAAAAGGGCGTTTATTTTATATTCTTGCAGATATGCCTGATACATTACTTGCTGATGAAGAAATGAAACTTTTTTGGCAAGGTAAATTTACTTCAAATGATTCAGTAGAGTATCAAGAAGCACTTGAAGAACTAAGAAAAAAATTTTCTTATTCTCATATTCCAATGGAATGCCGTTTTAAAGTATTTGATGTTGAATTATTTGAAACTTGCATACTAACAATTCAAAATTCAGTTAATGAAGCTCGAAAATATCTAAACAAACTTGCAAAAGATTATTATGATATGATTGAGAAAAACAAAAATTACTTAGATGCAAGAACAAACATCAATACTATTAGAAGCTGATAAAATAGTAAATGGCGATAGAGATGTTCAATATAATAATCCAATTGTTGCATTTGATGATTATTCAATCATACTACGTGTTATGTACGGAATAACTTTAAAGCCATCAGAAATTTGCAAAGTCCTATTATCAGTCAAATTAGGACGTGAAAAGTATAAACACAAAAGAGATAACCTAACTGATACAGTAGGATATTTAGAAATTTTAAACCAATTATTAGAACATGAAGCCAGAATTATCTTACCAACTCAAACCAAATAAACAGTATAATGTTGAAATTTTGGTTGCAAACAAATATAGAAAAACTGAATTACTAACGTTTGTAAATAATGATTTTGTAAACGGATTAGGTTTGGTTTCTGTATTTGAAAGACAGCCAAATTTGGTTACAAAAAATAGCAAAAAACAATTACGTATTTTTTCACAATTTATTATAAATGCAGTGTAAATGGCAAAACAACGAGGGCAAAAAGAAAGGTTAGAAACAAACTACAAGCCCGATTTAATAGGCAAGCAGAAACTTAATAATTATAAAACACCTGATACTTCACACTTGATAGAGTTTGTTGTGCAACCTAAAAATCAAGTACAGTACACAACTAAAATACACCCAAACAAGGTTGCTGAAAAAATAGAGCAGTGGAAAACAGAGAATACACATTTTTACCAATTGCATAAAATATGAGAGAAAAAATAAAAATTATTGAAAACTTAGGGAAGATTGATAAAAAACCAATAGGTGGTTTAAGTTTTTGCCACTATGAAATTCAAAAAATAGAGTACAAAGGCAAAACTTTTTTCAGAAGGCAAAAAATTCATAGCAATTTAGTAACTTCATGCTCCTATGCGGATAATTTTAATGCAAAAAGCTGGGAAAGTTCATTAAATAAATTTGTCAAAACACTATAAACTCGTACACCCAAAACAAGTGAGTAGGAGGGTAGCAATTTTGTTGCCCTCTTTTTTTGTACCTAAAATTTTAAAATTATGTACACATACACAGCCATCATACCATCGTACAAAAAAAGCCCAGTTAAAAAACTAAAAAATTTGACTGATGAACAAAAACACAATATTGAACAGTTTGAAAAGCGTTTAGTCATTTGCAATCATTCACAGAAAACTATTACAACATATATTTCTGACATCAAAAACGTTTATCTATTTGTAAACGATAAACACAACGCTCAAATAAATTCAACGTCTGTAAACGCATATTATTGGCTAAAAAAAGATTTAGGCTCGGCACGTAAATTTCAAATCAGAGCAGCATTAATTAAGTATCTTGATTTTATCGGAGAAAATAATGAGTTCTTGAAAAGACTTAATTTTATACGTTCTAAGCCATTACCAAAGATTTTTAGTGTAGATGATGTGAAAAATATTTTGAACACAACAGAGAGCCTAAAATATATGCTATTCTTTATGTTTGCCTACGGTTGCGGTTTAAGATTAAACGAAATATGTAATTTAAGATTTTGCGATATTAACCGACACGATATGAAGTTGTTTGTTCAGAAAGGCAAAGGCTGTAAACAGCGTTATGTAATGCTTCCGAAATTAGTTCTCTCAACACTTACTGATTATTATAGAAAGTATTTTGAAGGAATAGAAGTTGAATCAAATGAGTTTATTTTTCAAAACAAGCAAGGTAAGCAATTATCAGGAAGAACAGCCGAAACAGAATTTCACAAAGCAAAAGAAAAGGCTGGGATAAAATCAAAAGGGTGTATCCACACGCTTCGACATTCATTTGCTACTCATTTACTTAACAATGATACATCAATTGATAAGATTAGCGAACTTCTCGGACACGCTGACTTATCAACTACCATGCTTTATACCAAGTGTGCAAAAAGAAACGTTAATATTGATTTATTGAAAGATTTTTAATAATTTGAAATAAAAAATAATATGAAACCTACTGATTTATTAAAATTGCCAATTGGCACAAAAATTAAAGCAAAAGATTCTGTGAATTGTAGTCATATATTTAAACAGCCATGTGAATTATGGAGGGCAAAAAGTATAAAAGACATTGAAGATGGAGAGTTTCAATGGGGTTTAAAAATAAAAGATGGCGTATGTAATGAATTTAAAGCGAGTGAACTTGAATTATGCGATTAATATTAATTCTATTGAAGTACAAAAAATAGAAGCTAAATGAAAAGAGAACAAGTACAAACAAGATTTGGCGGTCGTTGTGCTTACACAGGGCAAATTTTAGGCAATGATTGGCAAATAGACCACGTCATGCCACAATATAGATTTAAGCAAAAATATGTAGAAGGCAATGCTGATGAGTTTTATAATCTTATCCCATGTATTTCAATTATCAATCATTACAAACGAGGAAAAGATTTAGAACAGTTTCGAGAATATATGAAAACTTTTCACATTCGGCTGGCTAAATTGCCCAAAACAACCAAATCTAATAAAGCATTGAAACGCATTGAATACATGAAAAAAATTTCTCAACTATTTGATATAACAGTTGATAAGCCGTTCAATGGAGTATTTTATTTTGAAAGTCAGCTATAAAAAAAACTTCGGTTAATACATTTAACCGAAGTAGTGTTTTTGTACGTTGGAAAAATGAAAATAATACCTCAAAAATATAGAATTAAACACAAAATATTAGAAGCTCTTTGGAAAATGCCAAAAGAGCGATTTAATAGCCATGATTTATATTCATTGAAAGAGCTATCAAATATCTTGTCTTATGAAGTACCTTTAATAAAAAAAACTGTTTATGAATTAGAATCTTCAAGCGAAGTCTTATATAAAAGAAACAACAATCCAGATACAATTGGACTTTTAGAAGAAGGGGTAAACTCATATAAGTCGGAAAAATATTTAAAAGAAGGATGGGAAAAATTTAAAATAACCTTTGAGTTTTGGGTTAAAAATATTACAATACTCATAGGTTCATTTATTGCTATATACACGTTTTTACAAAATGTATTATCCACCAAGCAAAACTCAGAAGAAATACAGAAACTGAAAGTAGAGCAGCAAAAGCTAAAATGTAAAGTGCAATTTTTACAAGATTCTCTAATGAATCTAAAAGTAAATCAACCCTATTCGAGTCTGAAAAAAAAGAAAACATAAACTTGACAATTTAAAAAGTTTTAACTAATTTAGATTGTCGTTTATGTAGTTGGACAAATCATTTCGACAAGCACTCCCTTTGGACTTATTCAAAGGGTGCAAGCATCAAACCGACAGCAAATTGGCGAGTAGTTACAAAGAATGCGACCAACATTTCAATAATTTTACTACTCGGCAGTTTGTTTGGTTTGTGACTCATTCATCACTTGGACGTTTGTTCAGCGAGTTTGCAATCTAAACTTGTGTTCCAACATCCGTAATAAGAAAAGGCTCGAAACCACAACCATTTAATTCAACTTTTAACCAAAGCCATCTCATTACTATGAGTTGGAAAATTGTTCTACGCTAATGTTTGATTATATGCCCAAATTCAGAAAAATGTAAAGCAAATTCAAATTTTTCTGTAATTTCTCCATTATTATGTAAATATTCGTACAATTCATATTCATCGTAGCAAACAGTGCTATCAATTTCAAATACGTTTTTATGATATTCGCTTCTATATTTTTCAATGAAAGGCTGCATTGTTTCAACAAATTCTTTCATTCTATCAAATTGCAATAAAATCATATTCTTGTTTTTTGGTTCTCAGAGACATTTGATTAGAGCGGATTTGAAAGTTCCGCATCTTCCAACATAGCATTTAAGCAAACGCTACGCAATTTTAAGTTTTAAAATACTTCGGCATCTCAAATGCCAAAGTTGGAAGTGCTTAAAACGGCAATTCATTAAAAATTTGATAGTAAATTTCATCTTTTATCCTTCCAATTTTTCGTTTTATTCTTTGCCAAATAGATGCAAAAATACCAATTCCCCAACCGTCATAATATTCGTGACATTTACATCTTTTACAAATCATATAGCCAGAATCTGTAAAATCTTCTTCTTTATGCCCAAATATATAGCAAATTACTTTTTTCATTTTACTCATAGGTTTATTTATATACAATTATTTGCCACGTAACCAATAAAAAATAGTTTTGCATTATTCATTAAATATTCAGGAACTTTGGGCTGTTCAAATTCCCCTGTTTCATAATTTGTAATTGTATTTTTATATTCAAAATGAAAAACTTCTTCATGTTTGTAACCATTTCCAGTCCTTCCATTTTTCTCCCATTTATCAATAGAATGAAGCCATATTTTCCCTTTGGTTATTTGGAAGTAATAAGTATATAAATCTTTTGTATTAGGGTCAATATGAGCAAATGAAACAATTTGAGGGGCATGATTGATTTCCATAGTTTTTGTGTTTGAATTATGCTAATAATTTAGTCAATTTTTATCACTTGGACAAGAAATTAGCGAGGTTTTTTCTAACTCCTTAGCGTTCCAACATCCGCATTAAGAAAAGGTAAGTAATTGTAAATCAATAAATTAACTCTAAAACCCAACCATCTCAATGCTTTTAGTTGGAAGTTTACACAAGGGACAATAAATTTACTTGCGGACAATGAGATTCTATTCTTTTTTTTGCAATATTAAAATTAGATTCTATCATTTCAATTCCAATAAAATTCCTATTCAAATTTTTGCAAGCTACCCCAGTTGTGCCGCTTCCCATAAAGGGGTCAAAGACTGTCATTCCTTCGTCTGTGCTATGTTTTATGATTTTTTCAATTAATTCAACGGGTTTTTGTGTTTCATGGTATTCTTGCTTGCATTTGCCAATTTGCCAAACTGAACCATCTCTTTTCCCTCTTATTTTATGTTTTCCATTTGTAGCAAACATTATACTTTCATAATTAAAAGAAAAATTTCCAGTCAAATCTCCCATTCCACCGCCGCCTTTAAACCATACTATTTGATTTTTTGTGTCAAAATAATTCTTTATTTTTAACCACCAATACGGCATTACGTCAAAACGTGTAAAAATATAAATTGCACTATCAGGTCTTAAAACCCTTTTAAACTCTTTCATCAACTCATCAACAAAAACCATTACCGAAAACCCATCATCACCATGAACTAATTCTGTTGAGCCACTTTTATAACCTTTGGTAAAGTTTATTCCGTATGGGGGGTCAGTAACAATTAAATCAACACTATTGTCTTCTATTTCTTTTATTGCTAAAAAGCAATCTCCATGCAGTAGATTATTAGATTTTATCATTTAAAATTAAATTTAGTAATACCTAAAAATACTAATTAATCACCTAATAGTCAAGCATTTACATAAATTTATTTGGCGACATTTATACAGCGTTGGAGTAAAGAAATTCCCTTGCCTTCCAACGTCATGATTCTGAAAAGGCTAAAACTTTTTTTTCAAATCATAAATCACTACCAAGCCATCAGAATCAATTTGGTTGGAAGTGCTTATTCTACGATATTTCACGAGTTGATGATGGATAATATACAAAAACATTTTTAAATGTATCTCTTGCTATTTTTCCATTATCTCCACCCCAAGATGGCACATAACTGCATATAGCAAATGTTTCTTCTAAATTCAAATTACTTAAATTTTCATTAATAAATTCACTTATGCTTTTTTGAAAAATTTCACAATTTTTTGCTTGAAATTTCACGCAATCAGATATATCAACAGCCAAATATGATTTATGTTCTTCAAAAAAGAAACACTGCGGATTGTATGCACACCCTAAATCAACAACTGTGAAATATTTAGGAATTATTTTTGATAGCGTTTCATAAATATCTAAAAATCCTAAAAAATCCAAATCTATATCACAATTTGGCTGATTAAGCACCTTTTCAATTTGCCATTTAGGTAATCTGTTAAGTATATTCATTTTGCGACATCATATTAGAAAAATAATTTAAAAATATTTGTATTCCAACGCTCGCATTAAGAAAATGTATTAAACAATATAGCAAAAAGATATTTTATTTCAAAACTTCTCAATGCTTTTAGTTGGAAGTTGCTTATTCGCTAAACATTTATTATATTTTTGTTGCTTTTACCCCTATTGTTTTAATAAACTCCGTAATATCTCCAAACTCAAATATTTTATAAGTTGTAACAAAATTTTCAATTTTGTGTGGTAAGTTCAAATTTTGAATTACAACTAAACAGTTATTTAGAATATCATTATTAACAAAGAAATCAACTTCATTTGCTCCAATTATATAATCATCTGGCGGATACACTTTTCTAATTGTTTGATATAATTCGTTATTTAAAATGATTGTAACATGAAAATATGGGTTTAAACTTTCTAACCCTAATTCAATCAAATTACAAGTTATATTGTTTGTTCCTCCCTCATTTTTTACAGGTATTTTCTCTAATTCTATTCTCATAGTTTTATTTGTTTTGGTTTGCGGACATCAACTCACTCTGATACTTCAAAGTGCTTTGATTCCAACGCTCGCATTAAGTAAAAGTTTGTTATTTCTTATCTAATATAAGCATTATTTTCCAATCTTCATAATGCTTTTGGTTGGAAATTTTCTACTCTAAAATATGCTTAGCTTTCAGAGTTGTTTTTGTGCGTGGACTCCAACTTGCAACGCTTTTATGCCATCCAAGACCCTTCTCGTGTTTTTCCCAAATTGTGCCACCGCCAATGATAATTCCTTCTATAAAACTTTTTCGTAGCTTACCCTTTACTTGATTAACTGATGAGCCTGTTATTGTTACTCTTTCGCCAACATTTTTTCCATGTGCGGCACAAAAAAAAACTTGTTCTTTCATAATGTCGTGCGACTTTCAGTCGCTTTTGTAATTTAAAATTTGTTTGAGTTCCAACATTAGATAGGCGTAAATGAAAGCCTATTTTTTGTCAAAAATCACTATTCCATCGCCCATCAAGGCGTTGGAAGTGCTATATCTTCAATCTTTTCAGCAAAGATATTAATTCATTTCCTGAACGTTTATCTTCACATTTTTCATCAAAATAAACAAAGGGTAAACTTATAAAATAATCAGTTTTTATTTTAGGAAGTTGTTTCAAAACACACTCCCACGAGCAAAAGTGCAAGTGTTCAGCATCATCAGAATTGCCTTTAAAAACAGTAAGCTCTAATCTACTGTTTTCGTTTGGATACTCTTTTATTTCTTTTTCACAACAATCACAGCCAAAAACATCATCTGAAACTCTTTTTCTTGTTTCAACCATTACATTTTCGTAAGTAGCTTCTTTAATTAGCATATTTTTATTTTATTGGTTTGCGGACATCAACTCACTTTGATACTTCAAAGTGCTTTGATTCCAACGCTCGTAAAAAGTAAATGTTAATACCTAATTTAGCAAAAAGATACTTTAAAACCAAGCATCTTTTTACTAAAAGTTGGAAGTTACTTATTCGATGATTCTTGAATTACCCTTGAATCATACTTTGAGCCAATAAGCCCACGTAAATCGTTTATTGCGTCTTCTAAATCATATTCTTTATTGAGAACTTCTATAAAATACGCTTCAAAATGCCATCCAACAGCGTGAAAGTCTTCTTCTGTAAATTTTCTGTTTTCCATATTAATCGTCAATTAAATCAAAAGTTACCGTTCTATCAGAATGCCCTATATCAACCATTGAGTCTAAAAAATAAGACTCTAAATTAAAGCTCCAATTCCCATCTCTTGAAACAAGTTTATTGATTTTTATTTTAAAGTCTTCAAGACCATTATCTTGAATTATTTTTATCATTTCTTTTCCAGTCATTTTATTTTTATTGTTTGATTATGCCATAATTTAGTCAATTTGCATCACTTGGACAAGAAATTAGCGAGGTATTTTTAGTTAATTTGTCGTCCAACGCACGCAAAAAGTAAAGGCTAAAACCATTTTCCTGATTTCGGAAATATGGTATAAGCCATCTTTTTGCTATAAGTTGGAAGTTAGGTTTCAAGGCAATTTCTAATTCCGTTTCCAACTAATTCTACTATTTTGGTAGTTACTGAATTTCCTAACATTTTATATCTTTCTACTCTTGGTATTTCATAAATACCTGCACTATTAATGCCATATTTAGTCCAATTCTCTGGAAATCCTTGTGCTTTTTCACATTCAATTTCAGTTGGAACTCTTAATTTGTTCTTTATTCTAATAAGTTGCATACCTGAATGGTATTCTCCTGCTCCCCTACGTGTAAGACATGAGAAAGTGGGTTTTCTCTCGATTTCCAATTCTTGATATTTTCTATTTTCTGTTCCGATAGGAAATACTCCGAGCTTACTTCTTCCTGCAAGATGTCCAACAAGGTACAATCGCTCTCTATTTTGGGGTAAAACCCATGCTGTATTAAGCAATTGCCATTCAATTCTATAACCCCCAATGTTGGCAAAGGCTTGGAGTATTGCGATAAAGTCTGCACCATCATTTGAGGAGAATGTTCCTTTAACATTTTCCCAGATAAATACGTCAGGTCTGCACTCGGATATAAGTCTAATTGCTTCAAGGATAAGGCTACTTCTTTCTCCTTCCATCCCCAATCGTTTTCCAGCCATTGAGAAGTCTTGGCAAGGGCTTCCGAAAGTGATAATATTTGGTCTTTTGAGTTCTGTTCCTCGAACATTTGTAACTGAACCGACATAATGTGAATTTTTAAAATTGTAAGAATAATTAGCTATTGCGTGTTTATCAATTTCAGAAAAATAATGTGTTTCAAATTGAAATCCTGCATCAATTAACCCTTTTGAAAATCCACCAATACCACTAAATAAATCTAAAATTACCATTTTTGTAGTGTTTGATTTATACTACAAAATAGTAAATTTTTCTGACATTTCCATAGGTTTTCTTACTTATTTTGCGACAAAGTTAATGCGAAAAATGCAAGCACCTTTAACATCCAACGTTCGCAAAAAGAAAAGGCTAAAACCTATATTTCAAAGTTTTAGCCTTATTCCGTAGCCATCATTTTGCTGAAAGTTGGAAGTTTATACAAGGGATAGTTGCTGCATTTGCGGACGGATACTATCAAACAAAGGCATCGCTATTGATTTTTCAAACCTTTCGTTCCCTTCCTCGAAATAATCTTTGTCGATTTCAAAGCCCCAAAAATCAAAGCCTTTCTTGTATGCTGCTATTCGGCTCGATTGACTGCCTAAATGTGTGTCAAGTATTTTATCGCCTTGCTTTGCGTAGTTTTCGAGTAGCCAAATATATAATGCAATAGGTTTTTGACTTGGATGAAATTTTTCTTTTGATTCAGGTGGATTTATTGTATAATTATTCCCTAAAACATTTCCCATCCAAGCATAAGAAAACATTTTTATATTATTTGTTTTAGAGGTAAAAGCATATTCACAGTCCCCAATAGTAGGAGCTTGCTTTCTATGTTCTGTATAAGTCCCTAATTTATTCCAAACAATACCGCCTCCTTTTAAATCATAATTTCTTAGATAATTTGCACCCCAAATAATTTGATGTTTTGAAATCCTAAATAATTCATAGTAATATTCTGGTAAAGGCTCAATATTTTCATATGGTTTTAACTTCCTTCTATTGTTATAGGAAGATTCGTTTCCATAAGGTGGGTCGCAAATAGCCAAATCAAAAAATTTATCAGGAAATTGCTTCATTCCCTCGATGCAATCAATATTTTCTACTTTACTTATTGGCATTTTAAACTCATTTGATTATGATACAATATAATCAAAAGCAATCAAAACCGAAAGTAAATAATCAACTTTTTTGGCTTGCGGACATCATATTAGCGTGGGTAAAAAAATATCTTTGAGTTCCAACGCTATTAAAAAGAAAAGGCTTAAACTATTCTTTCAAATAATCTAAGCCCTTTCGTAGCCATC